CGAACGACGAGACGGCGCTGATCGCCGAGTTGAGCGTCGCCATCGGCGCGGCGAGCGAAGGGAAGTTCGACGAGAGCGATGTCGCGGTCGAGAGGTCCGTGTTGATCAGTTCGTCGACGCTCGGCACGGCGCCGCCGCCGTCATCGTTTAGATAGTCCTGAACGACCGTGCATGAGATGTGATAGGGAATCTGATATTCCCGCTGAAAATCCGCCTCAAACTCGGTGATGACGACTTTGTAGAGGAATTCGGACCATGACAGCGTGAGCGGCAAGCCGTCGTCGTGCATCGACTTCAGCGTGAGCGCGCGATCGAGCGCCGTCGAGCCGACGAACCAGCCAGACCAGTGAATCGGCGCGTGATCGGCGCCGAGCATGTCGACGACGCGCGCCCCGCCGACGAGCCGATGAACGACCGCGCGATGCTCGGTGCGAACGGCGATATGCTCAGGAATCTCGTAATTCTGAAACGTCACATCGCCGAGGGTGAGAATGGTCGCCATCAGTAAGCCATCCCCGCGGGAAGATGACCCATCGACGGGTCAAACGTGTTTGAACTCGCCAGACTGCCGGCCCCCTTGGCGAGATGCTTATCGAGCACCGCGCCGACTTTTTTGCCGTCGAGATAGACGTCGCCGGCTTTGCCGCCGCCCGACGCCTGCGCGCTTGTCTTGATGTTCGGCGAATCGGGCATCGGAAGAGATACGGCCGGCGCATCCATCGCACCAATAGCGGGCGCAGTCGTGTAAGCCGATGCGTCACCGTCGCCGCCCATCCACTTAGGACGATGCTTCCAGACGTTTTTGATGCCATCCCAAAATCCGACGAGCAAGCCTGTAACGAGAGGAATCGCAGCCGCCAACACGCCAAAAACCCACGCCAGACCGCCGCTGATGCCGAGCGCGCCCGCGAGCGTCGTTACTACGCCGATAACCAGCGCGATAGCGCCGCCGATCACCAGGAACACAGCGAACAGTGCCATCGATACCGCAATGATTTTGACGAGGCGGGGGTGCTCTTTCGCGAAGCCCGCAACCGACTCCATGATGTCCGTCAGCTTCGACAGCCCCTTGATCGCCATCGGAAGCACGGCGATGCCGATTCGCAGCATCAAGTCGTGCCACTTCGCACTGAGAACCGTCATTTGCTGATCGAGCGGCGAACCCTTCGCTTTGAGCGATTCGTCGATGCCCTTTTGTTTCCCGACCGCCTTCTCGGACGCATCCATAAGCGAGCTTTCCCGCTGGAAGTTGCCGATCAGCTTGCCGCCCGTCGAACTGCCGATGATTTGATCGACCATTCGCCGCCCGGCGTCATCTTTAGCGCCCGCCGCCGCATAGAACGCGGGCATGTGCGACTGAACCCACTTGTCAGGGTCGCTTTGCAGCGTCGCCGAGTCGATGACATGGCCGTCCTTATCCATGACGCCCCACTTCTTCAGCTTTTCAAGCTGATAGCCGCCTGTCGGACCATTGAACCCGACGTGCGCGAGCATGCGGTTTTGGAGCGTGCGCATCGCGACGCCAAAGCCCGGCCCCATCTGCTGCATGATCGGCTCGGCGCGCGCGAGAAAGCCGCTTGATACCTTCTGCAAGTCGGCCGGATCAGCTGCAAAGATCGCGCGCAGAGTGCCCGCCCGAAGCGTGCCGTTACCGGACGCCATCAGCTTATAGAGCATGTCGGCGCGCTCTTCGGTGTTCACGCCGTTGTTAAAGCCGCCGCTCAGTTCGAGCGCCTTGACGAAACTTTGGCGTTCGGCGTCCGATGTGTGCTTGCCGCTCGCCTTGTCGATCGCTTCCATCTTCGCCAGGATCGGCGCGAGGCGCAGCGTGTGATGCACGTCGTCGCGACCAGCGTCACGCGTCAGGGCGAACGCTTCGACGGCGACGCCCATTTTCTCGTTCACCGACAGATTGCGAATCGACTTGTCGTTATTCGCCCAATCGGTGATGCCTTTCAACTGCGCGAGTTTTGCGCCGTTGCTAAGAATGTCGTTTTGCAGCTTGACGAATTTATTCGCCTCTTGCAGCGGGCTTTTGAACGCCATCGCCAGACCAACGCCCAATCCGGTAGTTAGTGCGCCACCGAACATCATTCGCGTGCTGACGCTCATTCGCGAAATGGCTCGCCTCAACCGTTCGGCCGCATGCTCTGCGTGCCCGAATTGGTTTGCCATCTGTAATAGGCCGTGCGATACTCCATTCAGCAGGGATACACGAACCCCAATGCGGAACGCTTCGAACAATTAAACCTCCCTTCGGAGTTAAAACAATGAGAAGTCGGCTAGGCTTTAGACTCCATGATTGGGCGGCATCCAATTTCAGCAGCGTTCAATACCCGCGCCAGCGCAGAGTGTTCGCCGTCGAGCGCGAAAGCGGGTTCGACCGATTTTTTCGCCTGTGGATGCGTTCTCTAAAGGTGATCGTTCTATCGATCGCCGCGCTCGTCTGCTGCGTCTTCCTGTTCTGCGTCGTCGCGATGGTCGCCGCAGCGGTTTAGTCGCCGTCTCTGAAGCGCTCCCGCATCATCGGCGCGGCCGACGTCGCGCCGCGACCGAGAAAGCCGCGAACCAATACGTCGTGCCAGATGGCGCGAATGCCTTCCTCGTTCTGGATGACGGCCGGTCCTAAGAACGGGCGCGGCGGCATTCTGTTTGTCCCAAGTTCCTGATAAACGGAAATATCGGACGTCGAGCCGATGACAGCCTCGAACCCACGAACCGCGCGCCCGATAGAGTCGCGGAGTTCGCCAGTTCTCAGCAGCGGATCGTTTTCGGCGAATCCCTTCGCGACGCGATCTTGCTTCGTGAATTCGGCGAGTTCCTGCCACGCCTCAAAAGGCCCGACTTCCGGCTGATAATGACCGAACTTCTCGCGCGCGGTGTGTTCAATGCGCTCTGCAACGGCTTCGAGTCCGTGCCGCAAATGAGTATTGACGGCGGGAATCATCGTCTGCGTGACGTGATTTTGAAATGCCCCAAGACTTGCGAATTCCAGCATTATTTGCGCTCCTTGAATTCCATTCGACCGTAATCGAATTCGTTTCCCTCGAACTCCGAGAACACAATACAAAATGCCGCTCGCGTGGCGTCGTCGAGTGAAAACGCCACGTCGAACGGCATATTGTTTCGCACCAGCCATAAGGACTCGCGAACCGCCACAGAGCGCGCTAGTTTTTTACTTCTTCCTTTTGCGCTTCGGGCGATTCGCCGCCGAAGTTTTCCATAACCGCATTCATTACTGCGGTCACGCCTTCCTCGTCGAGACGTTGAATCGTCGCCTCGATTTCGCGTTCGGTATTCGGGTAATTGACCGCGACGCCGTTGATCGACGCGACGAAGGTGATCGGGATCACCATCGACACATAAACGTGATTGCGCGCCGCTTCGCCGAGAATCTTCACGAGCCTGAACTGAGACAGGACGCCCGGTTTCTTCAGCGTCACCGTCAGGCCGTTCGGCGTGTCGATCGTCACCGCTTCAGCGGCTTTCTTCACGAGTTCTTTCGAAGGCGTGTCGGCTACGGGCGCCGATTTCTTTCGGACGTTCACTGTCGTCATTTATTGTTCCTTGTGCTTAGAGTTTGATGCGTTGCTCGGCGACGAACGAGAGTTTTTGTTTCACGGTCGCGTCGCCGGCGAAGTCGCCCGCGTCGTCGAGTTTGAAAATCACGCCGACGAACTGGTATTGCGACACGACGCCGCTCGCTTCGGTGATCGTCTCGGTGATCGTCGAGCCGGTCAGGTCGAGGCCGGCGTAATAGTTCGCCTCCTGACCCGCAAAGAAGTCATCGAGCGTCGAATCCTGGCGCTCGACCTCGAACGAACCGGACCAGCCATCCGGGAAAATCAGGTGTTGCGTGCGACCGTTGATCAATTTGACCTTTACATCGGTCGTGTCGGGTTTGGCGGTGAACTTGGTGAGTCCCGTAAGCGGCAGCGCGCCGTTCGGCGTCTGGATATTCACCGACAGATCGCGGCCAACAGTAAAGCCGTTGAGCGGCATATTTGAACCTCATGAAAAAGCCCGCGCGAGGGCGGGCCGTGGTTTTACTGAACGCTCGACTGGATTTGAACCGTCTGACCGCCTTGCAGGTTGATCACGAAATACAGCACGACGGACAGGTATTTCACCTTGACGTCGGCTTGCATGTAACCGGCTGCGACTGCGGAATCGGGGTTGTTCGCCTTGTCGATCTGCACCGTGAACGGAGCGACGGTCGGGTTGTTGACGTCGCCGATCATGTCGAGGCGCCAGAGGTTCGACAAGAACGCCTGCATCGCCGACTTGACCTCATTGCGAAGGTCGACCGTCTGATTGCGACCGATGACCGTTCCAAACGCCGCCGCGAGGGTCAATGCAAGGTAGTTGGTCATGCGGGTGTAGTTGTCGCCATCCTGACCTGCCGTGCTCGATGCGTTGCCGCCCGTCTGCGTCGCGTAGAAATTGCCTCCCGGCGACGGGTTGCTGATCACATCAAGACGCGCCTGATTGATCGCGCCGATTTCCGCGCTCGTGTACGGCAGGTTTTGCGCGACGCGCTGCGTGCTGACGATGCCGAAGAGCGGCTTGTTCAGGCTCGATTGCTCCGGCGAGAGCGCCGCTTGCTTGCCAGCCCAAAACGTTGCCGGCCCGAGCAGGCGGTTTTGCTGATTCGTGCCGTCGAAGTACGTGACCCAATCGCCGACGAAAACTTTGAGGCCATATCCATCTGCGCCGGCCGTGTTGAGCGCGGTCGAAACGGTCGCGTAATTCGCGCTCGGTGCGCCCTGCATGCCGAAATAGATGCCTTCGGACAGGCCAAACGCGAGCACCGTCGATGCGGCCGTGAGGTCCGAGTGATCGACCAGGCAACCGACTTGCGCGCCCGTACCGCGCAGGCAGTACATGCCCTTGCGCGTTCCGGCGTTGCCATCGACGCCGACGAGCAGCGAGTCGGTGAGCGTCGTCGTGCCGTCCGTGCCGCTCGCGAAGGTCGCAGGCGTCGTGATGTTCGGCGCAGCGGTTGCGGGGCCAGTGGTCGCGACGACGAGCTGCGAGGGGCCGCGCACGTTGCTTTGGCCGTTGTTGATCGCGTTGACGATGTTCGTCCACAGCGCCGCGCCAGTGCCGCCGATGTTGTCGAACACTTCGGCTTGCGTGCCCGGCAGCGAAATCGTGACCTTGAACGTGCTCGACTTCGTGCCCGCGGTGACGGCGGCGGTGATCGAGTTGCCGCGCGTGCCGGTGTAGATCGCCGTCAGGTTCGCGCCGATTGCGGGCGTTCCGTTCGTGTCCATCAGCTTGCCGGTCGCCGCGACGTCGGTGCCGTCCGTGACGCGCACGTATTGAACCGCGGTTGCGCCTTGCAGGAAGAACACGTTCATCGCGGTCGCGAGGTCGTACTTGCGAACCTGCGGAGCGCCGAGCCATTGCGTGACGTCAGCGGGCGAGCCAACGAGAACCGGCGCATTGACCGGACCCCAGGAGCCAATGCCGACCGCGCCGAGAATGTTCGACGGTACGCCGTTGATGATGAGCGGGGGCGCCTGGATAGACAGATAGACGCCAGGAGCGGAGAGGGCCGAAAAATTCAGCGAGCCAGCTTGATAAATCGGCATTATTTAGCCTCCTTCGCGACCTTCACGCACTTGTCGGCGTGACCTTCGTCGATGACCTTCTGAATTTCGGCCGGGTCACTGATGCGCGTGCCGCGCTCGGTGAAGCCGAATTGATGCAGCACGACGAGTTCATAATCGAACGTCGCCGCGTCGTCTTGCTTTGCCATAGGGTTCCTAGACGGGTTTGAGAACGGCGCCGGCATCGGTCACGATGTTCAGGTCGCCGACAATGACTTGCGGAGCGTCCGAGACCTTCGTCGTCGCGTAATCGACGCGATAACGGAAGTCGCGACGAAACAGCCGCGCTTTCTCGCCGATGTCTTGCTGCGGGCTATCCATGTAGACGATTCGCGCGTTGAAGCCATCGGGCATCGCGAGAAACACAAGGTCGGCGAGATTCGGATCGATCACGTTGGCGAGCGCCGTGCGTTGCGCCGGCGTGCTACACCAAATCGTGATTTGGAATGCGCGGTCCTGGTTTTTGATGACCTTGATCGCGGTTCCGGTGCCGCCCGTTCGCAGCGCGCCGATAGCGGCGTTCGCGGGCAGGGTGATATTTGCGCCTGCGCTTGTCGTGCCGGGATAGTCCTGCGCGATGATTGCGGCGAGCGCCGCGGCGATGCTCGCGAGCGTGTCGGTCGGCTGCACCGAGTAGGAGTAGGGCGAATTGCCGACGAACACCGCGAGGTTTTGCGCGGAGAATGGCGAGGGCAGTGCGCCGCCGACCGTGACGACACTGC